TAATTCTTTGTTTATTACTGGAATCTTAAATTTAATTTCAGGAATACCAATACTTCCAAACAATGAGTCAATACTTTCTCTAAGTGACTGGTATACCTTTTTCAATGTGTCTTTATTAATAAGACCAAATGTTAAAAAGTCTAAGAAACCACCAAGACCAGCAATTAATGCTTCTCCAATGTCGCCAGATTCAGAGAACTCTTTGAATCCATCCATAATACCATTGACCACACCACCGATAATTGCCAATGGAGCAAATACCTTAGTTATTACCTTTAGCATCATAGCTGGACTAAACAAGTTTCCAATGGCAGACATAAATCCGCTAGAGAACATACCCATTATTCCATCTAGTAATCCACCAGACTTACCCTCAGATGTTGGAGCTTGCACTTTAGGTTTCTCACCACCAGTATTATTAACCAACTGTCTAAGTAAATCTGTTTGTTCAGTTTCAGCTCTGGCAGCTTCCATCTCTTCTTCAGATACATTATTGGTATCTTCATTATCTGACAGTCTAGCCTTAATATCATACTTTTTATATTCTGATGATAGTGCTTCTCTGTTACTCAATAGTTTCTTACCTTCAGAAGTTTTAGCGATTTGATTCTCACTTAAACCCATTTTCTTATAAGCATCAATCTTAGCTTCGTTAGACTTTATTGCTTTGGCAGCTGCTTGTTGTTTGGCGAAGTCAGCAGAGATATCTTTATCTGATCTGTTATCACCGAGCATTTTCTGCTCTTTAACATAATCCATTTTAGCCAAAGACTTATTGAATATACCACCTACATTGGTAGCTGATAATGCAGTTCTCTTTAATGCGCCAAGAGAACCATACTTATTCATAAAACTACTTTTAGCATCACCTATCTTTTCAGATATAGATTTGAAAGTTGTAGCATTCCCAGCCATGGCTGCTATAATTTTAGCGTCTTCAGCTGTTTTCTTTTTAATTTCAGCAGCCAACTTAACTATATTAGAATTGGTTTCTTCAGTCTGTTTTAACTGTTTCTCTTCAAGTTCTGACTGACGTTTTAATTCAGCCTGTTCTTTAGTAGATTCAATAAGATCTTTCTGACCAGTTAACTGGGCATGATTTATTTCCCTAATGTTTCTTAGGACTTGCCCATTAACATCAGCATGGATAGTTTGTGTGATCGACTGATCCAACAATCCACGTTGTAGTTCTAATAGTTTACCAAACTGAGTTGGCGAAGCTGTTATTACTGTCATCTGTTTCTACTCTCTAGTCTTTGTTTTTCTTCTTCTAGGTATTTGACCAACAGTGCTACATATATTTCTTTTTCAAACGGTATTAGGTTCTCAATTTCCGTTAACGAGTATTTGTGGTATTGCATCAAAGCAAAATTCATTTTATAATAGTTACTCAGACTCTCATGACAAAGATTAATTAGAAAAAACTCGATAAACCTTCTAATACTGTATGATTATGCGCACCACATACTGGGCAATTAAAATCTACCTCATGTTTTATCTTCGGCATTGATTCGAAGAATGCCTGAACTTTTTTAAATTGATCAGACGTCAAATTATTAACGAACTCTTCAAGTTCTTCTTTTGATTGTTCTTTGGCATAGTAAACTTCGCTGCCATCGTAAATGTAATCGATAGAACTTGTGATAATTTTGAAAACTGCATCAACATCATCTCCGTTAGTTTGTTCAATTAGCTGAATCATATCTACTGATGGATATTTCATCATAACACCTACATCATCAAACAAATCTATCTTTTTATTATGCCCTTCTTTAAATTCCACCTTTAAGGATGTTAAATCGATACCGATTTTAACTTTAGCCTTCTCATCATTACAATGTGCACAAGGAAATATTAAAGAGATATCTTCACCAACTGACTTTGCTCTAATTTGAGTGAAGATGTATTCTAAATCAAATGTTGCTAATTCATTAACATCGATTGAATCTTTGATGCATGAATCTAAAATTTCTTTTAAGGTATTTACCATTACCTGCGCATCATCAGATTGTTGAGCAATCAATAATGCTTTTTCTTCCTTAACAAGGAATGGTCTAAACTTAACAACCTTTTTACTAGAAGGAATCTCTAGTGAATAGGTCGGAGTTGCGTTCATCGGTAATGCCATAATTATTCTCCTTTAGTCATATTCTTTATTAGCTTATTCAACTCAGCTGTGCTACCAACAAAGATAGCATTATTATTTGTCACCTTAGCTTGTTCAGCTTTATTAGGTGCGTCAAGTTTTTGCTTCTGTTGATGTAAATCCATAAGCTGTTGGTTTACATCTGCAAGTTGTTTCATTAAATTACCAACAACCTCAAAGGCTCTTGGATGTTCAGATTGTTTAGCAACTTCAAGTGCCTGAATCAATGCTTCTTGACCCTTAGTTAAAAGTTCACGAAGGTTTGCTCGAGCTACATCGTAATCGTCTTCAATTTTTTGTTCTGGTTTCTGGATAATTTCTCCAGTCTCAGAATCAATAACTTCTACTTCTGTAGTTTTAGTTATCGATGGCACGTCAAAAACTTCTGATAATCTATCATTCATATTTGTTTAATCGTTTCTGGTGTTTCTAGTTGGGGGATCTCCTGGATCCAACTCAGGAACAACTGGTTTAGGTGTTGGTCTTGGGATTGTTGGAGTTGCAGGAACCGTAGGACTATTTATTGGTGCAGATGGAGTTGGTGCAGTTGCACCAGCTTTATCGTTTAGTTTTTCCTGTGTTCTACCATAAGCTGCGATACCAAGGATTGCACCCATAGCCATATGGAATAAGCCAGCACCCTGTAAAGTTATCGGTGACCATTGAGTTTTAACTTCTCCTCCACCAATAACTTGAACCAATGACCAAAGTACTGGAAACAGAACGAAGTCTGCAGTACAAACAACCATATACATCCAACCCATCATTGGACGCCATTTGCTATTCATCCAATCTTCGTTTTTCTTTGCACTTTCGCTTTTTTCTTCTTGAGCTGCCATCTCGTTATTCCTTAAAAGAATGATAGTTTATCTGTTATACCAGTTGAATAGTTTTGAACTTCTGGTAGTTGGTTTGCGTTACTTTGAAACCCAGAGTTGTTTCCGAAGTAATCACCAATCTCTCTATTATTAATTGTTGGTAATTTAAATAATGAATCCCATGCTCCTGGTTCAGCTTTTGTGCTAGCAGGAATCTTATAATATGTCCAGTTTCTATAATTCATAGAAACCTGTAATTTCATAACTTCTTTATTATCATATCCTAGTTGAATTGGAGATAATCCTTTAGGATATGCCTCATGAAGAATAACTAGATATCTAGAGTCGTCTCTAGCATCTTCAACTTGAATATACATTTCAGTTATATAATTTTTATAATATTCAAAGGTTCTTGTATCTGGACGCTGAATAGAATTTATCCAAGCATCAAAGTATTCTTTAACGTCCATATTTTGATCAACGTAGAATGTTAAGTTCACATTATCATAAATTCTATCATACGGTGCTTCTCTAACTTCACCGAATGTTCTGTTTTGAGCAGTTGTTATGTTTAATCCAGGTAATTGTATATCAGAGCAGAACAATAAAATCTTTCTGATGTCTGATTTTTGTTTACCTTGAATTGACGCTGGTGTTTGTAGTAAAACACTATAGCGAGAAGTCTTCATCAATCCACCAGTTTTTACATTGGCGATGAATTCTTTTAGTTTGGTTGATTTAGCCATTTTAGTTTATTTTTCTTCTTGAGTCTAACCATACTTCATTCTTAGTTGCACCAACAAATCTTTCGACTGGTAACATCATAGCAGTCGCCCAATCTTGAGCAAAAACCTGTCTCATTGGCGATCTAAGATGAGCAGTCAAATAGTGTTTAACACATGGAGCAGCTGCTGCGTATCTTGAAACACCATCGATCAATGCCCATGAATATCTTAGTCTAGTGGTTTCATCCATCTTAGAGTTGGACTTAAATGTCATTAACTTATCTAATAACTTAACACGCATTTGGTATGGAAGATAATGCATGTTTAACCCTAGAAAGCCACCTTCAACTTTTCTAAATGGAAATACCAAAGGGAATCTATCATAGTATGGTAGAGTTGCCTTTAGCTTTGGGTCATACAAGAACATATACAGGTTTCCAGGCATAACATTAGTTTTTAAAGCGGAAGGATCTCCCTTTAAAACTTTCTGTGGTGTGATCTGCTGCTTAGACATAAGCAGAACCTGTTGATCGAACCATGCTCTAGACTTTCTAGCAGCTGTTAGAAGGTCATATTGATTGCGTTCGAAAACGTCTTGTAGAGTGGATGGGTTTTTAGCCATTTAATTATTTAGGTGTTGCAAGACCGAGTTCATACTCAGTTATGATTTTAAATTCCCAACCCCTATCCTTGGCGTACTCAGTAGCTGCTTTCCACTTAGCCTGATTTTTGATAAAAGTCATTGATTCTGTCAGGTAGCGTTGAGTCTGGCGTCCAGGATAAACTGGGGGAATTGTTTGTTTATGTGGTTTTACTTCTATAAGATAAGTTTTCAATAACCCATCTTTTTGTCTAATTTGTATCTGAAAATCTATAAAGTATCTATGTAATCTATCGTCAGTTGGACATCTATAAGGGACTACTGTTTCCTCAGATTTCCACTTCAAAACCGAAGGGTTTCTATCACACCAGTTGGCGAACTTAGTCTCCCACGAACTTCGTAATATGATATTGGTTGGATCGCCAGAATACTTCTCTGGAAATAGAGGTTTGTATAATCTTTTGTGAAACATGCCTAAATAAATAATAGAATAACACTCTTACTTATTTAGGTAAAATCAATGGGATACGACATTCAAGGTAATTATGATGGGGTACCAGACGGAACAGTTCCGACTAGACCAACAGCTGCAAAGGCTAACCCTTCTGTACCAAAACCAAACCCTCCAAGAGCTCCATTATATAAGAGCCGAAATGTAGATAAGTTTTCTGCAGAGAAATATAACATAAAAAACTATTCATATCCAGAAGACATTATGTCTGATGTATATGGTAAAAACTACGCCATTTTCTACATAAATGTAGCTATAGACTCAAAATTATTTAACGATAAAACAGTTGAAACTGTTGACGATTATTCTCCAAGAGATCGTGGTCAATTAATCGCTATTAACACAAATCTATACAGTGACCCAACAAGTGCTGGTGCTAAGGCTGGTATGGTAGGATTAAATGCCACTGGTGCTGCTGTTCAGGGTGGATTGATTGGTGGATTGATTGGTGGTAAAAAAGGTGCAGCTGCAGGTGCTGCTCTTAATGCTGCTCCAGATGCGTTGATGATTGGTGCTGCAGCTACTCAAGCAGCATCTGTTACTCGTGCTCAGAAAAGATTAAAGACCGCCATTGCTTTACATATACCAAATCAGTTAGCAGTTCGTTACTCAACCAACTGGGGTGATGAAGACACGTTTGGTTATCAGGCAGCAGCTTCTGGAGCTGAAGCCATCACTAAAGCAATTCAGGGTGGTGGTGCTAAAAACCTTGGTAATGATGCAGCATCTATCGTTGGAGCTATTGGCCTTAAGAGTGATAAACAGGGTGCAGCTGCATCAGCTTCTTTAGGATTAGCAGCTAATCCAAAGAAAGAACAAATCTTTAAGGGTGTTGATTATAGAACATTCCAATTTGATTATCAATTTTTCCCAAGAAGTCCAGAAGAAGCTCAAAATGTATTGAATATTATTCAAGAGTTTAAGTATCATATGCATCCAGAGTTTAAAGATACTAATAACTTTTTGTATATCTACCCTTCTGAGTTTGATATTTTCTACTATCAAAACGGCGAAGAAAACTTAAACATCCATCGTCATACTTCATGCGTATTAAAAGAATTGAACATTAATTATACACCAAATGGTATGTTTACTACATTCGATAATGGTATGCCAACTCAAATCAACATTCAGATGACATTCGTTGAGTTGGGCTTAATGGACAAAGATAAAATTAAGAACGGACTATAATGTATTTCGAAGAATTCCCAAATTTCTTATACGACTTCGATGTAAATGGTAAGCGTAAAGCTATATTGATGACTGACATTACACGAAATGTCAGATTCCGCAGAGACATATTATCCAATATAACTGTTTATGATGAGTATGATATAATTGATGGTGAAACTCCAGAAATTATCGCTGAGAAGTTTTACGGCGATGCTCAATACCATTGGGTTGTTATGTTGGCAAATAACAGATTTGATTACATTAACGATTTTCCACTGGATTATCCGAGACTTCTTGCTTATATGGAAAATAAGTATGGTGATTCGTTAGATGATGTTCGTTATTATGTTAATGCTAATGGTAAGATTGTTCACCAAACATCAGTTGGCGCAGCTCCAGTTTCTAATAGAGAGTATGAAGAAAGACTTAACGAATCTAAACGCAGAATTAAAATTATATCTAGAGACCTTCTTGCGACAGTATTAAATAATTATAAAGAATTTATGTAATGCAGACATCACAAAAGCTAAGATTCGCTGGTGATGTTGAGATTGAACAGGTTAGAGTAGTTACTTCTACTGGGTTTTATCAAGACATCACAAATCAGATTATTGGTATTCAAATCTTTGAAGATTTGTTATCGCCATTCATCACAGGAACACTGATTCTTAAAGACACATTAGATTTAATTAATGTGATGCCATTCGTTGGTGAAGAATACTTAGATTTAAAGATTAGCACACCTACTCTTAAAACTGGAAATATATCTGGTAAATTTTACATATTTAAAATGACTGACCGAGATATGGTCGGAGACAGATCTGTAGTTTACCAGTTACATTTTACATCTCAAGATGCTTTATTGGATTTAAATAAAGCCATTAGTAAAACATTCTCTGGTAAAGTTTCTGACGTAGCTAAAACATTATTGACTGATAAAGTTAATGGTATGCAGGTTACAAAAAAATATAATGTTGAAGAAACAGATAACTCTACTAAGTATACTTCTAATTTCTGGTCACCATTAAGAAATATTTTATACCTAACTGAAAATGCATTGAGTAAATCTAAAGCTCCAGATTATGTGTTTTTTGAAAATAGAGATGGGTATAACTTCACTTCTTTATCGACATTGTATAAACAAGTTCCACTTCAGAATTTTATCTTCGATAATTATAATAGAGATGATAGAGCTGGTGGAGGTAGTATTAAAAACTTAAATGAAGATTACAGAAGAATCCAATCTATAACAATACCAGAGGGGTTTGACTACATCGATAGAATTACCAGTGGTATGTATGGGTCTAGATTATATACACATGATATAACTTCTAAAAAAGTTACAAGTAAAAATTTCGATATGCTTGCCAACTTTAAAACTAAAACACATTTAAACACATACCCAGCTGCGTCCAGTAAGGTTGTTTATCGTTATGGTGCAAAGGTTATTACTGAACCTAAGTATTATAATAATTTTAGTAACTTTGGCAATGCAACAAATACGGAATTTATTCAAGAGCGTCTATCTCTGATGAAACAGGCTGAGTCAACTAAAATAGAAATCGTTGTTCCTGGTAGAATGGATTATACTGTAGGAAGAACTGTTTCAGTCAAACTGAATAAAATACAACCAATAGCTAAAAACGACAGAGATACATTAGATAATGTGTTCTCTGGTAATTACTTAATCTCTGCGATCAATCATTTTATTACCAGAGAAAAGCATGAGTGCACTTTAGAGTTGATTAAAGATTCGTTATTAATTAATCTTGATGGGAAGAAATAATGTTATACACTGGCGTAGTCGAAAATCGTAACGATCCATTAAAACTTGGTAGATGTCAGGTTCGCGTAGTTGGTCTTCATACAGACAATAAAACTTTACTGCCAACTGAAGATTTACCATGGGCTTATCCTATGCAGCCAGTTACATCAGCAGCTGTTAGTGGTTTAGGTCATTCTCCAACTGGTCCAGTTCCAGGAACATGGGTTGTTATTATTTTCAGAGACGAAGATCTTCAACAACCAGTTATGTTGGGAACTATCGGTGGTATCCCTCAAACTAAATCTGGTGAGCGAGCAATTGAAGATTCTTCAGATGATATTATTCCTCAAGAAGGTATCTTAACTGATTCTTCTGGTAATCCAGTTTTAGATGGTTCTGGTAACCCAATTACAACTGGAACTAATCAGGCTAATAACTCTGCACCAAACACACCATCAACACCATTATCACCAACTGTTGTTCCTACAGAAATTCCAACTAATCCACCACCTAAGTCTGGTTCTGGATCTAATGCATCAGCTGGTATTAAAGCATTAATTGCTGCGTGTGATAAAGTTGGATTGACAACAAAGTATGCAAAGTGTGCATTGTTGGGTATTGCTGGTGGCGAATCAAAATGGGTTCCTCAAAAAGAAGCATATAATTACAATCCAACAAGATTAAAACAAATCTTCCCCAATGCTACTCAGCAAATTCTAGATGAGTATTCTTACGCAGTTAAGAAAGGTTTGTCAAGAGAAGACTTCTTCTCATTCTTCTATGGACCAACTTATCGTGGTAAAAATTTCTTGGGTAATAAAATTGACGCTGATGGTGGTAAGTACTATGGTCGTGGTTTTATTCAGTTGACTGGTCGTGGGAACTACGAGCGTTATCAAAAACTTGGTACTGCTGCTGGGTTAAACATTGATATTGTTAATAATCCAGATTCACTAGATGATGATTTAGAAACATCTGCCTTAATTGCTGCTATTTACATTAAAGATAGAGTTAAAGGTTGGGAAAGATTGATGTACGAGCCAGGATTTTTCCAGGCTGCTAAAAATGCTGTTGGTATAAACACGCCAGACATTGCATTGAAAAAACAACAATACTATGAGTATTTCTTAGGTTCGTCAACAGATCCAGTATCTACTAATAAAAACGCAACAGCGACAGAACCTAACTTATCTCCAGAAGAAATTGCGAAACAACCTTTAGATAAACAAGAAGCGTATAAAGAAGATCGTTCTGGTAATGCCACGCAATTTGGATTCACAGATCCAACTGGCAAGTATCCATTACGTGATCATATGAACGAAGCTGATACTAATAGATTGGCTCGTGGTATTATTGACGGAACATGTTTTAAATTTAAAGATGCGACAAGAAAACAAGATATTCCAGTTGCTGGTGGTAAAAACTGGTCGCAACCATTATCACCATACAACGCAATATATCCATACAACAAAGTATTTGAATCTGAATCTGGTCACATTATGGAGTTTGATGATTCTCCTGATGGTGAACGTATACACTTATATCATCGTAAGGGAACATACCTAGAGATAGATCCTAATGGTTCTCAGTTAAACTTTATCGTTGGTGATGGTTATCAAATCGTTTTAAGAAACAATAACATTTATGTTGTTGGAACTGCAAACTTAACTGTTGGTGGTAACATTAACATTCTATGCCAAGGCGACGCTAAGATTGAAGTAGAAGGACGTAGTAACATCGCACTAAAAGGTGATGCTGAGTTAGGTGTTGCTGGTAATCTAGACATGACTGTCGGTGGTGATTACAAACTTAAAGTTGATGGTGACTACAATATTGAAACCACAAATCTAACAACAAAGACTACTGGTTATCAGATACATGACTCTGCTGCTGACTGGTCAGTTAAATCTGCAGGTAATATTGCTGTTAATGCTGGTGGAAACTTCAATGCAGATTACGCTGAAATGCAATTTGCAAATGGACAAGCTGAGGTTGAAGACGCACCCACTACTGGTTTAACTGCACCAGAATTGATTAATGCAGTAGTTCCTTCGTTCTCTAACCTAGAACCACCAGAACGTTCCTTTGATGAGATTGCTAAGTTCGAAACACCAGATGAGTGGGAAACTCCAGCTGGTAAATTGGAAAAAGAAAAACAATACGATACTCCAGCATATAAAGCTCCAGAAAACAAAAATGGAGAAGCTCAAGAAGCTATTGTTCCTCCACCCAATAAGGTTGAAGGTAAGAAGATTGAAACTGCACCATTTTATAATACAACAGATTTCCCTCCATCATACAAGTTATCTAAAAACTTTACAGTTGGTCAATTAGTAGAACCATCAGTAATTCTTCGTGACGCAACTGTTATGGGTAAACTTTATACCAAACAAGATTTAATTGCAAACTTGGCTGTTCTATCAGAGAACATATGCGAACCATTATATGAATTACTTGGACCAACTAGTGGAAAATTCGCACCACAGTCTTCTAAGGGGTTATGGTGCATTAACTCTGGCTTAAGAAATGGTACCAATAATTCTGATCATAATAAAGGTAGAGCGATCGACTTTAGATATAACCCTAAGCGTTCTTTTGAAGAAATGTGGAAGTTGGCTGTTCAGATAGAAAAGGTTTTACCATATAATCAAATAATTTTAGAATACAGAAAACCAGGTGCTAATTATAATCCAGGTCCTGGATGGCAAAATTGGATTCACATATCATATTCAGCTGAAGGTAATAAGAAACAAGCATTCACTATGATTGACGATAAGTCAGTTGATGCTTCTGGAAATATTAAGCCAGGAAGTCGTGGTCTATTCTTGTTCGGATCAAGTTAATGTTCACACCAACAGAAACAAATCTTGGGACAGTTAACGAAGAAGTAAATTTTTCGTTTTCTGTCACCTACGAAGTTACTGATGAAATGACTATGGAAACTGTTTCATATCCAGTTATAATTACAGCTGAAGAGGTTGTTAGTACAGTGTTAGTTTCTGGTAATACTATCTATGGTTATTACACAGACAGCTTTAATAATAACATTCAATATTTGAATCAGGGTAAACAACTTGTAACAACAGACAAGTTTGGTAAGGTTGTTAATCTATATGAGATGGTTAAATATGGTGCCGACAGATCAAGAACTAAAATCTTTAACTATACAGCAAAAGCTATGGATGAAGAGACTGTAGTAGACTCTCAGGTTTACACAATAACAGTTCAGAATGATTGGACAACTGGAAAAAATACTCTACAATCATACGTGAGGTCAACAGATGCCAGCAGTAGTTAGACTTGGAGATACGTCAACTGGACATGGGTGTTTCCCACCAACAAATTTGGTCACTACAGCAGCGACCAAAAGTTATATCAATGGTATTTTAGTAGGTCTTCAAGACGAAGCCAGCCAATTTTCTGCACATACTTGTGGTAATTCTACTCATCCACAAAATGGTAGATTCATTAGTAGTGGCTCTACGAAGTCCTTTATAGAAGGTAAACCAGTAGCAAGGATTGGCGATAATATTTCCTGTGGCGACGCATGTGGCCAAGGTTCTCACAATTCCTTTCTAGAATAAAGCTAAATAATAAAATGGCACGTAATACAAGAATATTCTCTGATTTAGACCTCAATTTCACTGCTCATCCAGTGACTAAGGACATTACTCGTAGATATGACGAGAATGCAATTAAGACTAGTCTAAAAAACCTAATTTTAACATCAAACTATGAGAGACCATTTCATAGTGAAATTGGTTCCCCAATAAAGCGTTTATTGTTTGAACCAGCAACACCTATGTTAGAGAACATGGTTCAAAGAGCAATAGTTGATGTTATTACTAACTTTGAACCACGTGTTCAATTGTTAGATGTATTTGTTAATTTAAGTCCAGATACAAATTCACTGTATGTGACAATAGAATTTAAAATAGTTAATACCGAGAGCCCTTTAACTCTTGACCTAGTATTAGAGAGAACCCGATAATGGCAAATAAAAAGATCAATGTAACCGAATTAGATTTTGATAAAATCAAAGATAATCTAAAGACGTTTTTACAAGGACAAACAGAATTTCAAGATTACGATTTTGAGGGATCTGGTTTATCTATTTTGTTAGATGTTTTAGCATATAATACACACTACAATGCTCTTTATAATAATCTAACAATAAATGAGATGTTCCTTGACTCTGCCAGCAAAAGAAACAGCGTAGTTTCTCTTGCTAAAATGCTTGGTTATGTACCAAGATCAGCTAAGTGTGCAGAAGCGTCTCTACGTATAACTGTAAATAATGGTGTTTTAGGACCAAGCAGTTTAACACTTCCAGCATATTCAACATTCAATACCAATGTTGATGGAACTTCTTATACATTCCATACTACAGAATCTTATACTATCTCTGGTTCTGGCACTTCCTACACATTTGATAATGTTAATGTAGTTGAGGGAACACCACTGTCATTTAAGTATACAGTTTCTTCTGGTGCAAGATATGTAATTCCTAATGCTGATGTTGATTTGACAACATTGCGTGTTAAAGTTCAAGAATCTGCGTCTTCATCTTTATATGAAACATATATTAGTTCTTCTTCTATAACTACAGCTGATAAAGATACTAAAGTATATTTCGTTAAAGAAATCGACGATGGTCTTTACGAATTAACATTCGGTGATGGTATTATCGGTAGAAAATTATCAAATGGTAATGTTATCCACATCGACTATTTCACATCAAGTTTAGATGCACCAAATGGAGCCAGAGTTTTCACATACACTGGTCCAACTCTATTGAGTAACTCAACTGTTAACATTACATGCTTGAGTATTGCTCAGAGTGGTTCTTCTGCAGAAGATATCGAAAGTATCAGATTTAATGCACCAAGAATTTATGCTGCTCAAAACCGAGCAGTAACTCCAGAAGATTATAAGGCGATCATTTACTCAGCAATGCCAGAAGCCCAAGCAGTTTCTGTTTGGGGTGGTGAAGATAATAACCCACCTGTTTATGGTAAGATTTTTGTTTGTATCAAACCACGTGATGCGAGTAAACTAACACAGTTACAGAAAGCTAATTTAAACTCAACAATATTAGCAAATAAAAACGTAGTTTCTGTTATACCAGAAATCGTAGATCCAGAGTTCATTAATATTTCTTTAGATGTTAAAGTATACTTCAACGAAAGAGAAACTACAAGAACTGCTGCTGAAATTGAGACAATCGTAACAAATACAATTTTTGATTATGATGATTCTGATTTACAAAACTTTGATGGTGTGTTCAGATTCTCTAAACTATCTCGTTTAATTGATGAGTGTGAGCAGGGTATCCTAAATAATATTACAACAGTGACTATCAGAAGAAAGTTACAACCAAGATATAATGTGTCAGCTCAATACCTATTAAACATCATTAACCCAATTTATACTGCGGGTTTACCAGAGGGTGCTGTTACTACAACTGGTTTCTACATCTCTGGATCTGATGATATTCATTACATTGATGATGATGGCGTTGGTAATCTTCGTTTATACAAATTCGGTGCTAATGCAACAAAGATTATTGTTGACGAATCTATCGGATTTGTTTATTATGATAAGGGTGTTTTAGATATTAGAAATTTACATATCGTAGCTTTAGCTGATATTGATTTTGAAGTTTCTATCAAACCAAGCTCTAATGATGTTGTGTCAGCGTTGACTCAAATTGCACAAATCGCAAGAGATCACCTAACAGTGACAGCGATTGCAGATAAGTCAGCTAATGGCGATTTACGTGGTGGTTACAATTACACATTCTCTCCAAGTAGAACATGATAACTAGACCAAGAATTTCTTCACTTGTAGCGAGTCAGTTACCTGAGTTCGTTAGAGAAGACCATCAGACGTTCGTTCAATTTTTAAAAGCGTATTATGATTATCTGGACGGAGAAACTCCAGATATAAAAACGCTAAGAGATTTAGACACGACTCTAGAATCTTTCATTAAACATTTCAAAAATGAGTTGGCAGTAAATCTACCAACAACTGTTGTTTCTGAAAGATTTTTATTACAACATATTAAAGAACACTACTTAGCAAAGGGTTCAGAAGAATCTTTTAAGTTGTTGTTCAGATTACTTTTCAATAAAGATGTTACTGTTGAGTATCCATCCAAGCAGATGCTTCGTGCTTCTGATGGTAAGTGGAACCAAGACGTTTCTATTATTTGTAAAATTTTAACTGGCCACCCAGATGAGGTTGTTGGTAAACTAATCGATGTAATTACACCAAATAAAATTATTCGTGTTCTTATTGATAGAAGACAATATGTTGAGGTTGAAGTTGAGCGTGTAGTTGAGATCGCTCCAGACATTTACGAATTTTACATTGATCGTAGATTCTTCGGTGATATTTCTATCGGAGACAGACTTCGTTACCAAACAGAAACAATATATTTCACAGCTGAAATATTAGCTACTACATCAAAGTTAGAAATTTTACAGCGTGGTACTGGTTTTAGAGTAGGACAATTATATCCAATCAGAAATGGTAAGGGATATGGTTCTATTATGAAAGTTACCAAAGCCAGTTCTGAGGGTGGTATATTAGCAGCTGAGTTTATTAAATTTGGTACTGGATATTCTACAGATTTCACATCAACGATTTATGCCGACTTAGGTCAATCTACTACGGGAACTGGTGGAACTACCCTACAGGTTATTGGTGGTAATATTTCTATTAGTGAAACTACTGATGGTTTCTCTGAATCTGGAACATTAAATAGAGCAGATTATGCGTTAACTGCTATTGATGGAACTTATGCTGGTGAAGTTCTTAGAGAATTTGGTAACCAAGAAGCTGCTATTGAGAGTCCATTTGAACCAGCGGTAATTAAAGTTTCTTTGGGACCTCTTGGTAAATATCCAGGTTATTACATTAATAACGATGGTTTCTTGAACGATGCTATTTTCATTCAAGACAGTCGTTACTATCAGGCATTCTCATATGTTCTTAAGATTGACGAGCGTCTAGACGCATATAAATCTTTGGTTAAAGCGTTGGTCCACCCAGCTGGTATGGCTGTTTTTGGTGAATATGACGTTCGTAATGAGTTCGATATTGGATTAGAATTAGAGTCAATGATTAAGATTCTTGCAGTAACTGAGCAAGAAGAACAGTTCATTGAAGATGCTATCGCTGAAATCTTCTTAACTAAAGGATTTGAGCATAGTGTATCACTAGCAAACGATTTCGTTTCAACTAAGGGTTTACATAAACCACTTGCAGATACTACGTCATATTCAGATGAGATATCTAAACGAGATTTCGGTAAGTTATTAAATGGTAATGGCGAATCAGTTCTTTTGGGTGACGATGGTATCCAACAGAAAGATTTCGGTAAGTTATTAACAGATATTCAGTTAATGTCTGATAATGGTAATGGGTCGTTTAAGCGTGATTTTGGTAAGCTACTAGAAGATATTCCTGTTGTTACAGAGATACCTTACCTAACTGTGACTAAATATATTGACCCTACAATTTCTGGTGTTGACGAGTTTGTACCTGTCGATGCTGGTGGTTTTATGATTATAAACCCTTATGCTGACGCTGGTTGGTTCTTAGAACAATACGTCGGCGAACCAATCAATTTTTAATAGGAGATACTCATGGATTTAAATGAAAATCTAAAGATGAAAGGCGAATTATCTATCGTCGTTCGTGGTGAAAATGGACAAGTTAAGAAGACTCTCCATGTTCCAAACTTAGTTGTTACAGTTGGTAAAAACTACATCGCTTCACGTATCGTTGGAACTGCTTCCAACATTATGTCTCACATGGCTATTGGTACTGGTACTGCAACTCCAGCTGCTGGTGATACAACTTTAGGTACTGAAGCTGGTCGTGTTACATTGGCTTCTGGAACATCTTCAAACAACACTGTAACTTATACTGCTACATTCCCAGCTGGTACTGGTACTGGTGCTATTACTGAAGCTGGCGTATTTAATGCTGGTTCTTTAGGAACTATGCTTTGCCGTACTACATTCCCAGTTGTTAACAAAGCAGCTGGTGACTCTATCGCAATTACTTGGGTTGTTACAGTAAGCTAATTTTTCTTAAAGAGATACAATGGCAAATTCATCGCTATTAAAATCATCATTGCACAACTCCATTGCTGAGGGGTTGTTCAATGAGATTCAGACACGTTCTTCTCGTTACTACTACTTTCTAGGTAAAACTCTAGAGTGGGCTAACGAAGTCAACCCACCATTTCCTATTGATAGTTTTGATTATGAGTTACAAACTCGTAATGAAATTATTACTATGAAAGAAATTAAGTCAACTGACGTAGCGTTTATCGTTAATCGTGTCGACTGGGTTTCAGGAACTGTATATGACATGTTTGATGATAACTATGATGATGAACTTGATGGTATCAATTTAATTTCTGGTGGTTTCGGTTATGCTGATCCTCCTACTGTAAATATTACTGGTGGTGGTGGTGTTGGTGCCACAGCGGTAGCTTCAATTGTTGAAGGTGTTGTTATTGATATTACGATAACAAACCCTGGACGTGGATACACATCAGCTCCAACTATTACTTTGACAGGTGGCGGTGGTGAAGGTGCTTTAGCTACAGCTGTAATTTCTAAAACTCCATCTGGAGTTCAAAGAATGGAAGACGCTAACTTCTACGTTATGACAGATGAATATAACGTGTATAAGTGTCTTGATAATAACTTGGGTGGTGAATCTACATATAAACCAGTTGGTACTACTGTAGATCCAGTCATTATGCCAGATGGATATATGTGGAAATACTTGTATAGTATTCCTATCGCATTACGTAATAAGTTCTTAACAGACGTTTATATGCCAGTAGTTACTGCTCTTCGTGGTCAGTTCTACTCAAATGGTGGTATCGAGACTGTTCAAATTTTAAGTGGTGGTCAAAATTATACATCTGCTGCTATTACTCTACAGGGTGATGGTAATAGAGAAAGTGACCCTCTATTCATCACAGGAACAACAATCACTTCTGGTGGTAGTTCTTATACTGGTGGAGCAACTGTAGAAATAGATCCGCCGATTTCTTCAAATGCCTGGATTGATGGAACTACTGTTCTATTGGGTCAAAAGGTGAATTATAATGGTAACATTTATGAAGTTACATTACCAGGAATTTTAGCAACACCTGCTCCTACTCATAGAATGGGTATTGTTGCTAACGGAACTGCTGCCTTAAAATTCATTGGTGCAACTGCAAGAGCTCAGGCAATTGTTACTGCTGGTATCGTTACTGCAGTAAACTTAATTGGTGGTGTTAGAGAAGTTAATATGACGAATGGTGGTTCTGGTTATACATCAGCACCTACTGTAACATTCTCTGGTGGTGCTGGTTCTGGTGTAGTTGCTACTGCAGTTATGATCGGAACTTCAGTTTCTCATATCGTAATTTCAAATTTTGGTGATAATTTCACTTCTGTTCCAACAGTGATATTCGGCGAACAATGGACAGCTACAACTGCTTATACAGTTGGCGAACAGATTTTCCAATCAAATAGATTATATACTGTTACTGTAGCAGGAACTACTGGTTCAACTCCACCGACGCATACTTCTGGTGCCGTTCTTAATGGTACTGCAGAATTGACTTATGCTGGAGAAACTGCTTCTGGTGTTGCAGTATTACGTTATGGTTATGGATACTCTGCTTTACCAGACGTATTAATTCAACCAGTTTCTGGTGGTTCTGGTGCAGCATGTTATTTCTCTGGTGTTAAATCTGAAGCTAAACTAATTCCAAGAATTTATGATGGTCAAATCGTTGGTGTACAGATTGACGATCCAGGTGTTGGTTATACTTACGCTAACATCTCAGTTACTGGTGATGGTACTGGCGCAGAGTTACAGGCAGACTTATCTCCTGGCGATATTAATACACTTCAAGCTAACACAGAATTATTAACACCAGATGGCAGAATTATGTCATATAAAGTTACTTCTGGTGGTTTCGGCTACGCAGCAGCCACAGTGACTATCGAGGGTGATGGTACTGGCGCAGCAGCTGAAGCTGTTATTGAAGGTGGTAAGATTGTTAAAATTAGAGTAACTAATTATGGAACTGGATATCGTTGGGCTAAAGTTACTATAACTGGTAACGGATATGGAGCTAAAGCTCGTGCCATTATTACTGTTTATGGTGGTCATGGTAAAGACTCTATCAATGGTTTATATTGCAGAACATTAATGTTTTATACTAACGTATCTAAAGATAAAAACCAAGGATTTGATGTAAACAACGACTTCCGTCAGGTTGGTATTATTAAAAATCCAAGAAAGTATGGAACAACATATAAATTAGATTCAGCTATCGGATCTGCGTGTTGGGTTGTTACAGGAAGTATTAATACAAGTAATTTTGAACAAGACATGATTATTCGTTTAGCTTCAAATAATGCGAGATTCAGAATTGTTAATTTGACAGCTAACTCTGCGTTACTGCAATCATTGGATAACGCAGCCCCTACGATTGGTGGGGTTATGGTAAATGAAAGTGCGCAAACATTTGGTATCGCTGGTGTAACTGCTCCAACAGCTGATAAATATTCTGGAGATTTATTGTTTATTGATAATAAGCAAGCGTTTACACCAACACAAGACCAAACAGTTACACTACGAACTGTTATTAAGTTCTAATAAATATAGTAGTAATCAACTTATAGATAAGAGCAAAGAATGATCGATTTCAATACAGAACCGTATAATGACGATTACGACGAGAATCAGAAATTTTACCGTATTCTATTCCGTCCAAGTTTCGCTGTGCAAGCCAGAGAGCTTACTCAGATGCAAACTATTTTACAGAAACAAATTTCCAGACATGGTGACCACGTATTCAAACAAGGTGCGATGGTTATTCCAGGACAGATTTCTCTAGACAACAAAGCACAATATGTAAAATTAAATCCATTGTACGCTGGTGTTGCAGTAGAAACATTCTTATCAAACCTAGAAGGTAAAATTCTTGTTGGTAGTAGTGGTCTAAAGGCAGAAGTAATTAAAACTCAAAGCCAAGAAACTACAGAACCGACTACAATTTACGTTCGTTATAAGAACTCTGGTACAAATACAACAACAAAAACATTTGCTCCTGATGAAGTTATCACAACAGAAGATTCATTATATTCTGTTCAAGTTTCTCCATTAGAAACAACTCCGACTGGTGTTGGTTCAATCGTAACAATCCAACGTGGCGTTTACTATGTTAACGGACACTTCGTTTTAGTTGACACTCATTCTTTAATTTTAGAGAAATATTCCGACACACCATCATATCGTGTTGGTTTGGCTGTTCAAGAAACAGTTGTAACTCCAGAAGATGAAGATAGCTTATTAGATAATGCTCAAAACAGTTATAACTTTGCTGCTCCAGGTGCACATCGTTACTTCATTGACTTAACATTGGCTAAGTTGCCTTTGAATTCAGTTGAAGATAAAGACTTCATTGAACTTCTTCGTGTTAACGAAGGTATCAATCAGAAACAAGTTTCTAAAACAGAATATGCTGAATTAGAAAAAACATTGGCACGTAGAACTTACGACGAATCTGGTGATTACACTGTTCGTGAGTTTGCTATTGATGTTCGCGAACACCGTAACAACGATCGTGGTGCTTGGACTGGAACTACATCTTTCTTGTTGGGTGACGTAGTTACCAATGCTGGTAAAACATACGTATCTAAAAATAGCGGAACTTCAGTTTCTATTGCTCCGACACATACTTCTGGCACTGCTTACGATGGTCCAGGTTCTACTGGTATCAACTGGGAATATAATGAAAATCCAGTTTATAATCGTGGTATCTTTAGAACTGGTGATGTTAATAAGTTGGCGATTGGTTTAGAGCCAGGAAAAGCATATGTTCGTGGTTACGAAATTGAAAAGATTTCTACAGAATACGTAGCTGTTAATAAAGCACGTGATTATGTTCAGGCTGATAATGCGTTTGTTACTGCAACTGTTGGTAACTTTATCTACGCAACTAACCTTAACAACCTACCTCCGATTAACACATTCGATACAGTAGATCTATACAATAGAGTTACTGGTTCAGCTGGTCGTGGAACTGCAGTTGGCACTAAGATTGGTACTGCTCGTGTTCGTTTCATCGAGTGGGACAACGGAACTATCGGTTCAGCTTCAGCTGTTTGGAAAGTTTCCCTATTTGATGTTAAGATGACAAACGGATACACATTCGATCGTCATGTTAAATCTATTTTCTTCAATGGTGGTTCTGCAGCAACAAGTTTTACTGCTGATGTAAACCCATTGACAACACAATTAATTGGTTCTGTAACTGCTGCTGGCACAACTGTAACTGGAACTGGAACTTCTTTCCAGACAGATTTAATCGTCGGCGACTACATTTCTGTTGCTAGTGGATTGTATCGTGTTACTGCGATTGCTTCTCAGAACTCATTAACGATTGATGCGTCTTTAACTACAACTGGTGCTACATATAGCTTAGTTGAAACAAAATTATTTGAATCAGATAAAGACAGTTTGGTATTCTCATTGCCATACTATGCTATTCGTTCTTTAAGAAGTTCTCTAGGAACTAATGATACTTCTTATACTGTTTATGAAAGATTTACAGGAACAACTTCTTCTGTTTCTGGTGGTAACTGTACTCTGACAGTATCAACATCATCTGGATCTATGGCATCAGGTGCCGTTTCTGGTAACTACATTTTGATTGACAATACCACTGGTGACGTTGTATTACCAAGTGCGATTGTTCCATCTGGTGCTTCTGTTACATTTACGATCCCAGGAGCTTATGCATCAAGACCATTCGTAGTTATCGGTGCCGTTAATAAAACTGGTTCTACAAATACAGAAAAAACAAAAACTCTTAATACTGCGACAGTAACATTCACAACTCAGGCTACTGCTACTTCGACTACCCTTTCTTTAGGTAAGTCTGATGCATGGAGAATCGTTTCTATTAAGATGAAGTCTGGAACATTCGCAAGTCCAGGTTCTACTTACGATATTGATATTTCAGATCGTTATAGTTTTGATAATGGTCAACGTTCTACTTATTACGATCTAGGTAGAATTAACCTAAAAGATACTTACGTTCCCCCTTCAGCACCAATCGAAGTTGTGTTTGAATACTTCACACATTCTACTGGTGATTATTGCTCTGTAAATTCATATCCATCTGAGGTTTCTTACAACGACATCCCAGCTGAATTGCGTGATGCCTTAGACTTCCGTCCACGAATTGATGACGCAGGAACAACATTCACTGGTTCTGGTTCTGCGGTATTAGTACCTAAACGTGGTGCCGATGTTAGAACAGACTTCACTTACTACCTATCAAGAAAAGAGAAAGTTGCTGTTGACATCAACGGTAACTTCTTTAGTATTTCTGGAACATCTTCTTTAACTCCTGGCGAGCCAGAAGATCCAGCTACTGGTATGGTTCTTTACAAGTTAACACTTGAGCCATACACATTCGGTACTTCTTCAGAGAACGTAACGATTTCTAAAGTAGATAACAAACGCTACACAATGCGTGACATCGGTAAGCTAGAAAAGCGTATTGATAACTTAGAATACTACACTTCTCTATCATTGTTGGAACAAGAAACTCAATCATTGAAGATTTCTGATTCAACTGGTTTAGATCGTTTGAAGAATGGTTTCATTGTTGATAACTTCTCTGGTCATGGTGTTGGTAATGTTTCTTCTCCAGACTATAAGTGTTCAGTTGATATGGAGAAAGGCGAATTACGTCCATTCTTCACAATGACTAACGTAAACTTAATCGAGAAAAACTCAAACGACACACAAAGAGAAGCTAGCAACTACGCTCAATATGGCGATGTTGTTACATTACCAATTCTTGAAGATGTTGTTTTAGTTAAACAAGAATTCGCTTCTCGTTTAGAAAATATTAATCCATTCGCTATCTTCACCTTTATTGGTGATGTTAAGATGAACCCAGCTGCCGATGAGTGGTTTGAGGTTGATCGTCGTCCAGATATTGTGAATAACATTGAAGGTAACTTCTCAACAATCGCTACACTTGCTGAAAAAGCTGGTGTGCTTGGAACTGTTTGGAACTCATGGCAGACTCAGTGGTCTGGAGTTCCTGTGTCACAAGGAGTTAGAGGTCTTTCTCGTAGCGAAATCGTTTCACGTTTCGGTAATGGTCCAGCTCGTCAGGTTACAGCTGAGTTCTTTGCTACTGAAATCGGACAATCAAGAACTGGTGTTAGAAGTTCTGTTGTAGCTAAGGTTGATAAGCAAGTAGTTGCTGATCGTGTATTATCTACTGCGGTTATTCCATATATTCGCTCAAGAAATGTATTGGTTCAGGTTCGTGGTCTAAAACCGCAAACTCGTTTCTATCCATACTTCGATAACATCGATGTTTCTTCTTACTGTACTCCAGCATCTAAAATTACTTACACAGGAACTCAAGCGTTTGACTTTGAAAGTAATGTTGGTGGTACTTCTTCAGAGACTGCTCGTAGAATCGCTGGCGACTCTCAGGTATGTTTAAACAAAGGTGATGTTATCACTGGTGTTACATCTGGAGCTACAGCTGTAGTTGTTGGTACAGAGTTAGACTCAGATACTGGAGCTAAAGCACTATACGTAGTTAATATTGTTGGAACATTCCAAACTAACGAACAGATTACTGGTTCTATCACTAACTCTACTGCAACAATTAACTCTGTTTCATTGTCAACAGTTGGTGGAACTTTAACATCAAACAAGAATGGTAATATCAATTTACTATTCAATATCCCTAATACTGATGCAGTTCGTTTCCGCACTGGTTCTCGTGAATTTAAGTTAATCGACAACTCAGTTGCAACTGGTGATTACACTTCTCGTGGTAGAACAAACTACAGAGCCGAAGGTGTTATCGAGACTCGTCAATCGTTGGTTAATGCTGTTCGTAATGCAGAGATTGCTCAAGAAGTTGTTCAAGATTCTCAAACAATCGTTGAAACTTCTCAGCGTGTTATTTCTGATACTGGTTGGTATGACCCTCTTGCTCAAACATTCTTGGTTGAGAACAAGGGTGGCGCATTCTTGACAGCAGTTGATATTTTCTTTGCTTCTAAAGACTCACAAATTCCTGTAACTTTAGAAATTCGCGAAGTTGTTAACGGATATCCAGGTAAGCGTGTTCTACCATTCTCACGTGTAACTCTTAATCCAGAACAGATTAACTTGTCTACAACTACTGTAGACCTAGATGGTGTTTCTACTCCTAAGTATGACACACCTACACAATTCAGATTTACTTCTCCAGTTTATGTTCAGGACGCTGGTGAATATTGTATCGTGTTGCAATCTGACTCTAACAAATATAAGTGCTGGATTTCTCAGGTAGGTGATGTTGTTCCAGGGACTTCTAGAACTATCTCTGAACAACCTTATGCTGGTTCTCTATTCAAGTCTCAGAATGCTTCTACTTGGACAACTGATCAAACTCAAGATTTGAAGTTTACTATCCATCGTGCTAAGTTTGATACTTCAGCTGTTGGAACAGTTCAGTTCGTTAACGATGTTCTACCATATAAGTCTTTAGTGGCTGATCCATTCCAGACTACTGCTGGTTCTACAATCGTTCGTGTATGGCATGATAACCATGGCTTAGTAGCTGGGTCTAAAGTTATTATCTCTGGTGCAACTGGAACTCTAAACGGTATTCCTTCTACTCAGTTTAATGCTACTCATACTGTTGCTAACGTAGATCTAGATTCTTACACAATAACAGTTACTACAGCTGCGACAGCTACTGGCTACGCTGGTGGTTCAACTATTCGTGCAACTGGTCAGGTTCAATATGATGCTGTTTACCCAATCGCTCAGGTTCAGAGTTTCTCTGAAACATCTGTAAACTACTCTGTTAAAACTACTTCTGGTACATCAGTTGACGGAACTCAAACTGCCTACATCCAAGACGTAAGTTTCGGTGACTGTTTAGCTAATGAGAATAACTACTTCTACAGCCCTCGTTTGATTGCATCAGAAGTTAACGAAAACAATTCTCTTGGTGGTAACAAGTCTGTAACATTTGCAGTTAACCTATCTTCAACTAATGACTCGTTGTCTCCAGTTCTAGATACTCAGCGTATGTCTTTGGTTGCTATTTCTAACAGAATTAACTCTCCTACACATGCTAACGTGGATGTAACTCCTGTAGATTACACAACACTATTCAGCGGTGCAACTGGAGCGTTCAACTTCTCTGGCTCTACAATTACATCTACTGATTCAACTGTAAGAAACCTAATTTCTACAATTGGTATCGGTCAATATGTTAAGATTGAGTCTGCTACAACTGTTGGTAATAATGGTCAATTCTTGGTAACTGACGTTACTGACAACGGAACAACTGGAACTATAACTGTATCTGGTGTAACATTCACTACCGAAGCTGCTGTAATTGCTACAACAGTATCAACTGTGAACCTATTTACAGACGAGATTGCTCCAATCGGTTCTTCTACTGCATCTAAGTATGTAACAAACGCTGTTAAGTTGGCTCTTCCATCAACATTCGTGAAGATCCGTTTTGCAGCTAATGTTCCTTCTGGATCAGATGTTGATGTTTATTATAAAACTTCTTTAGGTTCTGCTGGAACACTGGATAAGACTAAATATACTTTAGCAACTCCAGTTGTCCCTGCCATTAAGGTAGAGAATGGAAATGAAACATTCTATGATGTTGACTATTCATTGAATAATCTGAACCCATTTGATGCGATTCAGGTTAAAATTGTTATGAAGTCTACAAATAGTTCTGCAATTCCTAGAATCAAAGATTTACGAATTATTGCTTGTGCATAATGGAAAATTTTCTTAAAGTTCAGGGTCATGATGGTTTGGTTAGAGATACCTCTTCCAATGCCATCATAAATACTAGTATGGTTGAATATGTCCAATACATAAATCACCGTAAAGCTGCAGAAGAAAAAGAAAATATTATAAAGACTCAGGCAGAAGAAATAAATAATATTAAATCAGAGCTTTCTGACATTAAGCAGATGCTTACTGTGTTACTAAAAGATCGCTAAGAATAAGGGAAAATAATGGCGACACTCGTTCTCCGACAAGTTAAGGGATCACCTCTTACAAACGCTGAGGTTGATGCTAACTTCACCAATTTAAACAATGAATTAGCAACAAAGCTAACAGCTACAGATTACAACGCAGCTGACATTCTCACAAAACTTAAAACTGTTGATGGGACTGGCTCTGGTTTAGATTCAGATTTATTGGATGGTCTATCAGCTTTATCAACACTTCCTGGTTCGACAGACAAAAGTTCTATCGTTGCCCGTGATTCTTCTGGTAATTCGACGCTAAACTCACTGATTCTAACTGGAGCATTATCTGGAACTTCTGGTACGTTTTCTGGAAACTTGACAGTTGGAAGTATCAGTATTAATGGTGGTTCTATTCCAGTTTCTGTAGGTGGTACTGGTGCTACAAACGCATCAAACGCTAGAGCAAATCTTGGACTATCAATTGGTTATGATGTTCAGGCTTACGATGAACAACTGCAGGCTATCTCTGGCGTAACACTAACAGCTGACTCTATTCCATATTTTACAAGTTCTACTACAGCTGCAGCTACATCACTAACTGCCTTTGCCAGAACTTTATTAGATGATGCTGATGCGTCAACAGCTAGATCGACTCTTGGTTTAGTTATCGGTACAGATGTTCAACCATTCGATGCTGATTTATCTGGATTCTCTGGTTTATCTACTAATGGTATAATTGTTAGAGTTTCTAACGGTAATATCGTTTCTAGAGAAATTACTGGTGTTATTGGCGACATTGACGTTGTGAATGGCGATGGTGTTGCAGGAGCTCCTGCTTTATCTGTTGGTGCGAATATTCCACGTCTAGCAGCGAACAATGTGTTCGCTGGAACTACAAATACATTCGTTGATGTTGTGGCTACAACATACCAAACTACTTCTGACGCAAGATTAAAAGAGAATGTCCAAACGCTAAATAATGCTGTAGAAGTTGTAAATAGACTTCGTGGTGTTTCTTATACTAGAAACAATAAGCCAGAAATTGGTCTTATTGCACAAGAAGTTGAATCTGTTATTCCAGAAGTCGTTGGTGAGGCTGATGGATATAAGACAGTTTCTTATGCTAATATCGTTGGTTTGTTAATCGAAGCTATTAAAGAACAACAAAAAACTATTAAAGAATTAACTACTCGTGTAGAGAAATTGGAGAACTAATATGGCAATCAGCGCAACTGGTTTTAAGATCTCAAGCGGAACAGACCTTAATGGTGTGTTCTGGGGATGGTCTGGAGATGGTGGTAATAGAAACATTACAGAAGGTAACGGTAACTGCGGTTGGGCATGCGCATGTAACGCATGTAATGGTAACTGTAACTGTAACTGTGGTAACTGTGATGCTGGCGATATATCAATTAACGTGCATGTAACTGATTGGCGTCTAAACGTCTTCCGTAATACTGCATACAATGATGGTTTACGTCACGATTCTCAAGACCAAACAATGGGACACTTTAAATACTATCGAACAAACTGTAACTGTAACTGCGCATGTAACTGTAACTGCGCATGTAACTGTAACTGCTAATTGGAGAAATAATGTTTAAAATAATTAAAACTAAAATTTCTGGTTTAGAAGGTTCAGATAAACTAGGAATTAATAACAATTACAGAACAACTGTCGGTTACAATGCTGCAAATAAATCTATAACAGTTTCTGTTGATAAAGTAGTTAGACCAGATTTAACTAGAGAAGAAACTGTTGAATGTAGTTTCACAAATGTTGATGAGAGAACATTCACTGTAGCAGATTTTCCGCTATTAACAGATAATTGTGCTTGGATGGTTGATTTTGATGTTTCTACTGAAAAGATAACAAATCCATTAGAAGTTTTAGAATTCACAAAAACTGTTTACACTGGAAATAATAATTTCCATCAGAGTATGAATAATTCTATTGTATCAAGATATAGCGAAAATTATCTTCCAATTTTTATTCATAAATGTTTTGATAAACAGTCTACTGATTTTGAGCATTCAGTTTTAGTTATATACTATGCTGATACTTCTTTAGATGCGACAGATACTGTTATAACAAATAATGATGCTGAAGATATGCAACAAGACGTTTATCGTTCTTGGATTATTGATAATATAATGCCAGAATTTACATTCACAATTAAAGATGATTCTGGAAATTTAGTTGACTCTGCTGTAAATAAATTAAATAGAAATCAATATAAAGTTCAGTTACCATCTGGTATATACAA